CAACAAATAACCAATTACACTTTTGAAAGTGTCATACCTTGAAACATCTTGACCAGACACCAACCAAATGAAACGTCTGAAAACCGAATCATGGTGATCCGAATCATTATAATCACGCTGAATTATTTGTTCTTTCCAAACATAACCATCCAAATCAAGGTAATCAATTTTTGTTCTTTTGTCTTTTGTTACTTCAACCGCGCAATTTTGATAATACAAATACGATTTTTCTTCAGTATCTTGTTTTATTTTCAAATCGGCAGTATCTAAAAAAGATAGAAACGATTGAGAAAAAAACTTTGTGTTGTTTGCCATAAAGTCGAACGGACCGAATCCAATATCTTCACGGTCTTCCAAATCTTTCAAGCTAAAATCCTTGATTCTGTTTTCATCACATATTTCCAAAATGTTTTGTTCTTTCTTTACAAATTGAAAAGTTTTACCATCTGAAGGAAAGTATTTTAAAAAGTTGTTTTGTTGAAGCCAATATTTAAAAGCATGAGGCCGCAATTTAATTTTTCCGTTGTGGTTGTACTCCCAATATTCATTCACTTGCATTTTTTCTTTGACCTTTTCAACAACTTCCTGAACATCATCTATTTTCAAACCTTGTTTTTTGGTCCAGTTTTTTATGTCAGACATTTTTTTACCTGAACGAATTTTCTTTTCTAATTGGTATTTGGTTTTATTATCTTCAAAATACTTTGAACCAAAAGTCATAAACCCTTTTTTGTAAGCTGAACGAACGGTTTTTGCAATTTCTCTACTTGAAAAGTCTTTTTCTTCAAACTGCATCAAATATGATTCGGCAGTTGTTTCACTAATTCCATAATCGCTGAATGCAGCCGCTAGAATGTAAACGTTTTGGTTTCTTTCACCTTGAACAATTCCATATTTCCCTTCCCACCATTTCAACAACTTTTTCATAATTATTGTTTCAGATGTTTCAGGTAAAACAACACTTTCATCATCAAAACCCAAATCATTCAAATCATCTTCTTCGAATTCTTCAAAGGTTTCACAATCTTCATTCAGGTATAAATCAGGATCGTAACTTTCATAACAAAAACGCGAAACATCTTTTCCAGAATCATCCAATTCGGCAATGTCCAATTTCGTTTTCAATGCCATGAAAAAGTTTTTGTGTTTTTCTTTTTCGGCTGGTATTTTCACAAGTGCTTTCAATCCATTTCCTGAAGGTGAAATAAAAGCTGCAAAGACAAAAGGCAAATCACAAATTGAATCTTTCAAAGTTTGCAATTCTTCATCACTTTGGAAATCGTCAAAATCCAAAACCATCAATCCGGAATGTTTTATCAATCCATTTTCCGAACGTTTGGAAAACTCACCCGAAAAACAATATCCGGGAAGCTGCATTTTCAGTTTGTTCCTTTCATCTTTGCTTTCTGCTTTTCTTATTTTTTCAATCAATTCTTTTGAACTTCCGTTCTTTATTCTTTCCAAACATTTAAGAACTGAACGATTGAATGGATTTGTGCTATCAGTAACACTTTTAAAAATTGATACTATCATAATCTACCACCGTCTTTTTCTTCAACATCCCATGCTTTATTGAATTCAGAATCTTTAAACATTTCTGTTAATCCTGAAATTTGCGAAAGTCTTAAAACCTCATCTGCATCCATTCCTAATTCTTTTGATATTTTTTTTGGTGACCAATTTCTCTTTTTTAAATCAACCACTATTTCTGACATTGATTCAACTCTATGCTTTCCTCTTGCTCGATTATGTCGTATTGTCGAGGCTATTCTATTGTTTTTATCCGATTGGCTTTGTCTAATGTTTACTAGCGGCAAATATCCTTTTACACGTTCTTGAATATCATCACATTCTTTACCAACTCTATTACGATGAAAACCATCTATTACTTCAGATGTGCCATCTTGGTTTTTCATACTAACAATTGGTTGTGTGTAGCCATCATTTGAAATACTTAACCTTAATAATTCCATTTCCAGAGGCGCAACGCTATTAGGATTATAATCGTTTGCATGGACTAAATCATTTTTTACCCATAACACACAATCAACTGGTTCGCTTTTAAAAGGCCCGTTTTCATGTATAAAAATTTTTAAGTCATTTATAAATGCAATTTGCTGGTCTAAATTTTTTGATTCAATCTCTTGTAATATTTGTTCTTTGATGTTCATAGTGTTTATTTTAAAAATTTATCTTCTGTTCTTTGTCTTTTTTTTAATTCTAAATATTTTTTGTATGCTGATGTTTTGTGCTGGGTAAATCCCAATCCTTTCATCCAATAGTCATTTCTTAATAATGATTTACAAATCCTTCTCCATGAAGGTACTAATTTTTTACTTTCCAGAATATACGGGGCTTCATCTGGTATTCCATTTGCATAGCCTCTTTGTTCCCACCATTTTATAAATGTATAAATTTTGTTTAAAAAATGCTCTTTAGTGACTTCAGGTATTGAGTTTAAAAATAACATTGAAAAACTTTCCCAAGTATGCCCGTCTGGTTTTGAAATATTATTATAACCATTTATTGATCCAGATTCATTAATATACAAAGCACCACTATTCGCACCGTTTACCCTCGCCACAACTTTTGCCCATGTTTCAGGTTCAATTAAATGAAAAAGCCAAAGACCTCTTCTCTGATCATCACCGTAAGGTTGGCAAATTCGCTGCTGATGTATTGATAAACCAGATTTATGCATTAATTCATATAATTGGTTGTATCTTTTTTCTGGAAACTTAGCGTGATAAATCCAAATATCTTCTGTTCTCCAATCGTAAATAGGGTAAACATTGTAAACGTTTTCAGTTACTTTTGTAGTGTATGATTTATCTTTAAATTTAATCTTAGTATCCGAAGCAATTGTTCTGTATCTGTTCAAACTTTCATCTGTTCTAATTCCTACTAAACATGCTGTTGTTTTACCTTTTGAATACCATTCCCCAAATTCAGGAACAAACTCTTCGAATTCCATGCCATCAATAAAAAAAGGAAAGTAAGAAAGGTCACTAATTGCTTTTTCTGGTAGTGGTCTAATCCAGTCTTTTTTCTTTTCAGTATCCCAACACTTCCAAAAAGGTTCGTAAACTGAAACTGCATTTCTTAAATGAATTGGTAAACAAACCCAATACAAATCAATGTAATCTTCGTATTCTTTTATGCATTCTTCAATGTGTTCAATTGTCATTTTGTATTGACCTTCCAAATCAACAATCAAAATTCCAATTTTTTGATTTCTTTTTTTTGCTTCCTCCATTGCTAAATGTAGCATCACTGTCGAATCTTTCCCGGCACTAAAAGATAAATAAACTTTTTCAAAGTTATTAAAAGTAAATTCGATTCTTTTTTTTGTTGCTTCAAGGACATTATATTCTAAAAAATGTTTAGGCATAGTTGTATATTTTTTGATTCCCAAATTAACAAAACTTCTTTAGCTATTTTATCAGCTTCGTTTCTTACTTCTTCTGGCAGTTTTGACCATGTTGACATCGTTACGGTGTTTGGTATGTTATAATATAAACAACATGCTGCTTGACCTAGATAAGCGATTTTATTCATTGAATTATTGCTTAAATTATGTTCGCATGAATACTTCCATTCATTTACAACTCTAGTCATGTATTCTCTTGTTTTTTCTGGATCAGAAAAAAGTTCAATAACTTTCTTTTCTTTTTGCTTAAATTCGTTTCCGCTGGAATTATTGTAAAAACCATTTTTATGATCTTCCCACAATTCATAATGATGGTAAATTCTTTTACTATCGACTTTTGTATTCATTTGTTAGTAATAAAAAAACCCTAGCTTTTCCGGGTCACGCTTCCGTACTAAGCTAAGGTTTAAAATAATTCTTTTAGTTGGCGTGACTCAACAATGCAAATATATAAATGTTTTTGTTAATACCAAACAAACAACACATTATTTTTAATAAGTACACTTTAAAAACACATTCGCAACAGTTTTTTTGTAGAGTTTTCAAGGGCTGCAACACAACAACAGTTTAAAATCAAAAAATCTCAAAAAAATAAATTTTTCATTTTTTTTTCTCTAAAGCAGTATAAGGAAACGGATTAATGCGTACTTGTGTTTTGAATTCTTCAAGATTCCACCAATGATTTAAACATTCAGGATGCACACTTGCTTCACATGGTTGTTTGCACACTTCACACAATTGCACACCGGTTTCATCCTCTATTAAGTCAAATAAGGTCATTTGAGCGGGGTTTATTGTTTCTTTGGTGTCTTTATCCATATTGTAAAATAAAAAAGCCCAAATCGCGTGAAATGGGCTTTAAATTAATTTTTGATGTTATTAAAACGGATCTTCATCATCTTCGGTGTTTTGTTGCGATGGGGCTTCTTCTTTCTTCACGGCTTTTTCAACTTTTCCATCAGTCCAAAAAACCTTTCCGTTCCCGGTGTAAAATCTCGGTTTCCCTTCTTCCCTTTGTTCCTTAGTTTGAGAAACAAACGATGAAAGATTTTGCCCCCATTCATTTGATTCATCATTGATTGCAATAGTCAATGCAATTCCATTTTCACCTTTCTTTTTTAACGTGGCCAAAAGTTTTTCCAAAACTTCTGTTTTCATCCACATGTCAGCCATTACCGCCATATTATTTGATTTTAATTGTTTCTAAATAGTTTCTACATTCAACCACTTTTGATTGAAGTTCTTTTATCACTTCCGGATCGTATTCAACATCGAAAGTTTTTATTCTTAGTTTTTTATCTAAACCATCATAGTTTTTGGGTTGTTCCCATGTCAATGATTCAGGTGTATTTAATAACACGTAAACCAAACACGCTTTTTTGCAACCGGTTAAATGCATGTAAACTTGCAATTGATAAAAATAATCTTTTGTCGGTATTTCATTTTCAAACAAAGGAAACGAAAAACAATCCCATGAACATTTGGTATCATACACAACACCTTCAACAATCAAATCAGGCGTTCCGGTGAAATGATCATCTTCGAAATGTTCTTCATTCTTCATTCCAAAAGGAATATCTAACCATTCTATTGTTTTATCTATTGCGGAATCTTCCATCATATTACCTTTGTCAAGGTATTTTGATTTGATTTCTTTTCTGATACCGTACAATTCTTCTTTATACCATTCTTCAAGGTAGGAAATTGTAGTTTTTGAAATTGGGTTTGTTTTGCTTCTTGATTTGGTCATTAATTTACCTGAAGCACTTGCGCGAACTTTGAAATTTTTCATAATGTTTATCTTTTTTTGTTGGTACAAATATAAGTAAAAACGCCCATACTAACATGAAAAATTAGTACGGGCGGCAATATAAAATGATGAACGGTAATTACGTTAACAACGCTTCGTTTTCTGGCGTGATGTTGTAACGTTTTTTCACTTGTTCAATTGTTGCTGTTCCTTTGTCCAATGCTGTTTGAACCTTTTGCCAGTTCGGGTGTTCTGGTGTTAGTTCTATAATTGTCAAATCTACGGTGTACGTCATTTGTTGTTTTCTGTTAAGGTCCGAACCAAATAACCTACCGAAGTGATCACACGCATCTTTCACGGCAACCGTTTTTGCAATTGGAAATGCCATTGATAA